TCCTGCAGGGCTTCAGCGCGGGCCGTGTTGTTTGCTTTAGTGCTCATGATGTCGTGCCTTCCGTGATGTGGGGGTGTGGTGTTGGGTGCCGGGGCACACGGGCTAATCGGTCACCGTGTGCCCCTGCAGTGTGGGGGCTAGTTGCTCCAGGTGCCGAATATGTAAATGGTGCCCCGGGTGCCGCCGGCTACTGTCTGAAATTCGCCCGCCGTGATGACGGATGACGGGCGGGCGGCGCCTAATTTCTCCAGCGCCCGCGTAGCCGCTTCAACGCGGGCCGGTGTAGAGCTGCCCCCCGCTACTGCCACGGTGACGGAATCAATGCAAGACTCACGGCCCGGGGCGCCCGTCCAGTAGCTCATGACTTCAGCGCGGGCGCCGTTGCGGAAGCACAGAATACGCCGGGCCGGGTCCAGGTCCACACGACGGGCGCCGGGGGCTGCAGCTGCAGCGGCTGCAGCTGCCCGGGTGTCTACGGCTTCAGCGGCGGCGGCGGGGGCTGCCGGCTCCAGGGCTTCAGCCGGGGCGGCTGCAGCTTCCGGGGCGTCTTCAGCGGCGGGGGCGGCGGCTGCCATTTTGGCGGCTGCAGCGGCGCAACGGCGGCACACGGGGCGGGCGGCTGCAGCTTCAGCGGGTGTCGGGTAAATGGTGTCCCCGTGTGCACCCGGCGTAAGGTCCATATCCACCGTCCAGCGAATAGCACTGGAGCCCGTGCCCCAACGTCCGGCGGGGGCCGTGCCGCAAATAGCGGCGGCGGCGTAGCCGTTGAAGTAGTCGCCCTTACGGGCGATAATGTGGCGCGCCGTGCCGCCGCCTGAAGTGTGGCCCGTGACATAGCCGAATTTTGCCGGGGTGTTGGTGTTGGTGTTGGTGCTCATGATGTCCCGCCTTCCGTTTTGTGGGCATGTTTGCCGCTGAAAACAAAATAACACACTTGTTGCCGTGTGTGTTAGTACCCCGCTAGGCCATTAGGGGAATAAAAAACATGATGACAACGAAACACGCGCCGGCTATCGCCTTAAATTTTGGGAACATGCTAGGCGCCGCCCTCAAAAGTGAGTGTGTGCCAGCTCCAGCTAGTGCTAGTGCCGTCATCCTTCAATTCTTCAAGCGCGGCGGCGACATACTGCAGCCGGGCCGTGAGAGTGGCGCCCGTGGCGCCGTGCCGGGCTTCAGACTCCAGGGCGGCGGCGACTTCAGAAAACGGCGCCACGGTGACCCGGCGCTCATTACCGTAGTGCCACACATCCCGGACTAGGGCGGCGCTAAAGTCCGGTGCATCACGATAGGCGACACTCCAGCCGGCGGGGCTGCAGTAGCATCCGTCTTCCGCGCTGCAGCCGTCTTCCATGCCGCTGCAGTCCACTTCCACCGCTACGGCGACATACACGCCGGGAGTCTCCAGGATGTCCCGGGCCATACGCCCGCCGATAAATTCGCTGGAGTGCATCACGGGGCCGTTATAGCCGTGTTGCCCGGTGTAGCCCTGCAGTAGGCTCCAGCCGCCTGCAGCGGCCTGCCCCCGGATGTCTGAATCATCCGAATGTACGGACTGCCCGTCCGCGTCCACTTCCATAGACAATTCGGGGGCGTCCAGCTCCAGGGCCGGCACGACGGCGCCGCCGGGCAGCACCCGGATAGGGCAGCTAAATTCCATCCGGCTATTGAGCGTGTCCGGGGTGACGGCGGGGGCGGGGGCGGGGGCGGGGGTGCTTGTTTCGTTGCTCATGATGTCTAGCCTTCCGGGGTGTTGGGGGTGTTGGGAGTAGCGGGGACGGCGCGGGCCACGGCTGCCGGGGTGAGATAGTCCACCCAACGTGCACTGAAGCGCGGGCGGTATAGCTCATATTTCATGCCGGGCACTTGACGGGATACCCGGACGGCGCCCCGGCAGGCTACGGCGCTGTAGGGCAGCCCGTAGATAATTTCCCCCCGGGTGTAGCCGGACGGCGGGCGGGTGGAAGTGATCTGCAGGTTTACCGTTTTGGTCTCCAGGTCCAGGGCGGTAACACGGGCCGCGATATAGCCGCCCGTCACCCGGGGGTGGAAGTAACACGGGGTGCCTTCATAGATAGTCGCCGCGTAGTTTTCCGGCGTTAGGGGCTCATCCTTCCGGGTGTCCAGCGTCACCGTGTCGCCGGGCTCCAGGGCCACATAGTTAGAGCCGTCCGGCCCCCGGAAGTCCAGGACTACACGCCCGCCGCGCCGGACTCCCGTCACTAGCTGCCGGATGACGGAATTACCCCGGGTGCCTATAAGGATGTCGCCGGGCTGCACGGCTGCAGCCGGGGCCGTTACTAGCCGTGTGGTGTTGCCGTTGCTCATGATGTCTAGCCTTCCGTGTTGGGAGTGTTGGGGGTGCCCTGCAGGCAGGCCGCGATAGCTACATTTTGCACGGCTGTAATCATGTCCCGGGGGCTGAAGTAGTCCAGGGCGCTGGACATTACTTGTTGTTCCGCGTCCAGGGGATAGGCGGGCGACTCCCAATAGTCGCCGCCCTCAATTCCCCATATTGAATCTTCAGCGGTGAAAGTCCCCATAGTGGCGGTGACCGTTACGCCGTAGTAGTGCCATTGATCGGCCTTCCATGCCGTGATGTCTTCCGGGCCGTAGCATTCCGCGTCTTCCGGGCTGCCGTCATAGTCCCGGCGAATTTCATAAGTGAGCGACACACCCGCGTTAGTGTCTTCCATGCTGAAAACGGCGTCCAGCCGTTCCGTGTAGGGAAATTCAGCCGTGAAAGTCTCCAGCGTGTCCAGTGTCGCCGTAACGGCCCGGGCTACGTCCAGGGCGCGGGCTGCCGGCAGGCCTTTAGCGCGGTTAGCCCGGTAAATGTTGCCCGGCTCCAGCCGGCTGCCCGTGTTGCGTGATGTGGTGCTCATGATGTCGTGCCTTCCGTTAGAGATTCAGTGATCCGGCGATTAGTAGCGCCGTTGCGAATAGGGCGGCTGCCGTGTAGTCCAGCGCCCGGGCTACCCGGACGGCCCGGGGGCTATTCCAGTAGTCCCGGGCGGCTGCCCGTGTGGCGGGGCTGGAGCTCATGAGCGCCCCGCCGGGAAATAGGGGGCGAACACCACACGGTCACGACGGGCGCGGCGGGCGTCATCCGTGAGCTGCAGCCATTCGGCGGGGGTGAGTCCCCAATACGCGGCTACGGTGACATCTTCCGGCTGCACGGCTGCAGCGGCGGGGGCGGGTGTTTTGGTGAGTGTGAGGCGGGACATTTTGAGGCCTTCCGTTTTGGGGCGGGTGTTTTGCGTGTGTGTGCAGTGTAAGCACATTTTGCCGTGTGTGTTTAGTTATTCCCGCCACGGAATCAATGCACTTATGTATGGTTATGCACCCGCGCCGTCCAGGGGCTCACGGGTCATTTTCACTTGAAGCTTCAACTAAAACCGAGAGTCCGGCTCTCAGTATTGGTTGAAGCTTCAAGTGGGGGGTCCAGGCGAGTCCAGGACATCCGTCCAGGTCTGACTGGCCGGCGAAAGAACCCCTCCGGGCAAAAATGTGGGGCGGTTTTCGGGGGATTTCCGGGGCAAGTAGTCGCTACTCGAATTACAAGATTGTTCTTCCCAGGTATGTACTCAGGTATTTTTCTGTGGCAAGCTACAGGGGTAATCACCACCAACAACCGGGAGAGACAATGAGCACCAACGTGGTAGACATCAACAGCCGGCGGCGGGGGAGCTACCAGACCGCCAGCATCGAGCAGCTTCAGCAGGATGTGAAGGCCGAGCTGCAGGCCCAGAACAACGCGGACGGCCCCGACGCCGCGCACAGCATCATTGTCCAGGACTTGCACGCACTGGCTGACGACATGATGATCCGCAAGCTGGCACTGGTCCACCAGCAGGAGGCTGACCGCAGGAAGTGGGAAGCCCAGGAACAGGAAATGGCTGCCGAGCTGGAGGCCGCAGCATTCCTCGCCTTCCGATCAGGTGTGCCCGAGGAGGCCATCTACGACATCGACTACACCCCGCTCTCCGATGCACTCACCTCGGCTATCCGCAAGGTAGGCCAGCTGTGAGCGGCGAGGTGGCGGACTTCACCATCCAGGATGAGAACGCACTGCTCAATCTGGACCGGGCACACAAGGCGTTCGAGAAGGTGCAGACCGAGTTCAGCGAGGCCTTGGAGTCGGCCCGCCGCAAGGTCATCGAGCAGCACAACCCGCTCTTTTACGAGGCCCAGTCCGTGCTCTACGAGGCCATGGGCAAGGCTGCCAAGGCCGGTTTCACCGATCACCAGATGGCTCAGACCATGCAGTGCGGCAGCCACTGAGGCACACCCCCCTTGAAAAATTCGGCGGAATCGTAAAAAACCGATTACTTACCCACGAAACTGATTGACACACCCTCACTTGATTTAGGGATGGTGAAAACCATTGCTAAGTTGGTGTGGCTGTGTAAGTATCTACACACAGCACAACCAAGGAGTAACACACACACACACAGATTCAGGAGCCGTTCGCATGAGCACCATGATCGAGTTACACAACAGGTGGAGGGGGTTCGCCGCTGACAGGGCAAAAGCACGCAAAGAGGTTGACCAGCAGATCGAGCAGAACAACGCAGAGATAGAGCGCCTGCGGCTGGAGAACATCAACCTCAACACAAGCTTCTCGGAGAAGTGGACCAAGGAGAAGAAGGAGCTCCAGGAAGCCCGCGACATGGCCGTCATGGACGCCATGGCCAGCGAAGACAGAGGTGGTCTCGGCTGGTCCGGCCAGAAGGTTCTCCGGGAGCTGGGCTCGCGCAACACGGTCTGGATATATGACCTGCGCAAGCGCCTCGCCGCCGAAGGCCGGCTGCCTGAAGGGCTGAACGAGAACAGCCCCGCTGAGCTGCTGAAGGCAGCAGGTGACCGCAAGGCCAGCGCCGCCGTTACGGCCCGGCCCGCACTCCTGGAGAATGTTCACTGGCTGTCCTCCGACCACCAGGGAGTGGTTGGCTGGCTGGTCTCGACGGACTACCGCTACATCAAGATGTACGCCACAGACGGCGTGCTTGAAGGCGAGTGGTTTGTCTGCGAGGACAAGAGCTACGAGTTTGTTGCCGGCAACGAGCAGCTGTTCAAGGCCACCAAGCGCAGCGAGATAATCCGCCGCACCAACCTGCTGAAGTCGATCCTGGATGACACCTACGGTGGTCAGATCAAGGAAGTGGACAACCCCTACATTGACTGACCGCCCCGAATACCGAGAAGCCCGCCCGCTGGCACCCAGAGACCAGCCGGCGGGCTTCTCTTTGTCTGCGCCTCACTAGGTTGGTACACGGGGTCTGAAAAAATAATGCTTGCACACCCTCGTGCGCGAGTGTACTGTCTGAGGTAAGGCAAGACACCGACCACACAAGGAGCACACCATGAGCATCGAACTGGAACCGAGCAGGAGCTACCCCGGCAGGACCGACCTGCTCCACAAGCACAGCGAGCTGTCCAACATACAGACGCGGCTGGCACTCACCCCCGAGGACGTTGAGGAACTGCGGAAGGCGCTCGCACCCAAGGAGGAAGCTGTCAAGATCATCGCCCTGACACTGGCAGAACTTGGCAACCACAAGACTCCTACCATCACCGAGTGGGGGCAGGCCAAGGTGCTGGCAGACAAGTTCGAGCGGCGCGGCCACATCAAGCCCGAGCAGAAGCCGGCGCCGGCAGCCGAGGAGCCGTCGTACATGCTGTTCGCTCGCGCCAACGTCCGGGACGGGATGAACAGCGGCCCCACCACCGTGAACGAGCTGCTGAAGCGCATCGACCGCCTGGAAGGCAAGTAATCATGGGACTCCTGAAGCAGCGCATCACCATCACGGCCACCCTGGAAGTGGACGTGGAGGGCTGGGATGCCGACTACGGCAACGGCACCTCGACCACCGAAATCCGGCAGGACGTGAAGGCCTACGCGCAAAACCTCCTGCAGCAGAGCAACGACAACTGGAAAGTGGTGAGCTTCAAGTGAGCGAGCAGGTGCCGGAGGGCCAGCTGTGTGACCGCCTGCGCAACTACGCCACCCACGAGGTCTACAGCGCCACACGCGGCCCGCGAGGCGCCAAGTGCCCGCGTCCGGCCAAGGCCAAGGACGCCAACGGCGTCTGGGCCTGCGGCATCCACCTCGGCGCCGACAAGCGCGGGGAGCAGAACAGGGAACGGGGCCGGCAACGTCGGGCCTGGACAAACAGCAGTGCTCGGGCCGACTGGCTCAACAACAAGGAAGGCTAGGACAATGGCACCTTACACAGACTGGGCAGACTGGGCCGGGGATCACCCCGAGCAGGCCGAGGCCGAGCTGCGGAAGAACCGCCCCGAGCAGTGCGAGCACGCCGAGGTCAGCAGCACCGGCCACTGCGAGAACTGCGGTGATGAGGTCGAGGGCTTCGAGCCCGATGACGCGCAGCTGCTCACGCAGTTCGGGACCAAGGAGCCGGCATCATGACCATGACCAAGGCCGAGTTCAAGGAGCGGTGGGACAGCAACGACGAGGGTGGAGGCATCACCGTCAACGACATTGCCGACTGCGCCAAGGAGTGGGGCCTGTTCATCACACCCCGCATCGTCCGAATGGACATCGTGACCAAGGCCGTGGTCAAGGCTTCGGGGGCGACTACGTGAGCGAGCTGGAGACCAGCGGCCCCGAGGACACCACCTGCCCTGACCGCTGGACGCTGAGGTCGGGGGAGGAGTGGCAGGAACTCATCGGGCAGCCCGTGCAACTGCTGGTGCGCAGCATCATCGGGGAGAACGCGAACCTGGGCTTCACGCTGAAGGACGCCACGGAACTGCGGGACCAGCTGACCCAGCACATCGAGCACGTCACGCCGAAGCCGGTGCCTAAGACCCGCGAGGAGATGGCAGCCTTTGCCAAGGACTGGGACGCCAAGGTGGAGGCCAGCCGAGCCCGGCATGTCTAGGGTCTAAAGCCCCTACTTTACGCAGGTTTTGCGCTGTAACCAGCATCACATATGCAGGGTTTGGTCACAGATTCATAATTTTTCCAAAAATCATACAAATTGACAGAGGCAGGACATACGATGTTGTCACAGCAAGTGGTTGACGCTCTCACAGGTGAGCGGATTCGTCAGGGTCTCACCCAGAAAACAGTTGCGGAGAGGATGGGGGTGCACCCCAACTTCGTTCAAATAGTCGAGTACAAGCAGCGGGAACCAAAGATCAGTACCCTGGAACGTTATGCAGAGGCGTTGGGGGTGAGGCTGGAGGTCTCCCTGCTGAGATAAGTCGGGGGACCGCGAGTGGGACAGCGTTATGAAGCAGGGCAGTCAGTATGGGTCTCACCTTCCGCCAGCGGGCAGCAGCTCGTTGAGGATGAGGCCGTCATTGTCGATGACCTCGGGGATGGGTACATTGTCCTGCAGGAGTCGGAGCGGGTGCCATCCTACGGGATGGGCCATTTTGTCCAGGACATCGAAGTCGCCGGCAGTGTGATCTGACTCCGTTGGGGGAGGGCCGGGTGCTTAGCATCCGGCCCTTTTTCATGTCCAAAAGCTATTGAACCCTCGTGCGTTGGTGTGTAGAGTGCTGTGTATCCACAAAAACCTACACACCCACACCACACAGTAGGAGCACACAATGAGCATCGCCACTATGAGCGCCAGGGTCCACGCGCTCACCCCGCAGGATGAGCTGATCGGCTCCCTGACCCAAGAGCGCATCGCCCTCGCCGTCCGCTATGCCGGCGGGCAGGCGCTCGAAGGCACCGAGGAGGCCAAGCACTGGCTGGCCTACGCACTCGGCACCGATGTCCCGCTCCCCTTCTACACCCTCGCCACCGCCGTCGAGCGCCGCGAGCAGCTGGAGGACTGCGACCTGGAGTTCTGGTACGACATCGCCAACACCGAGGCCAACCGGGCAGCCATGCAGGCGAAGGCTGACTACAGCATCGACTACTGCGTCCGCCAGCTGGCAGCCATCCTCTGCACCCAGCTGGGCGTGACGGCATGAGCCAGCCGACAGTCCCAGTGATGCTGACCGAGCGCGAGCTGAACGCCATTGGCCGGCACTTCGACGGCTACGTCAGCTTCAGCCCACTGGTGGCCAAGATCAACGGGGCCTTCCCCGCAATGCGCGAGGCCAAGCGCCTGAAGAACCGCGCCAACAAGATTGCCCGCAAGGCACGAGAGGCAGCAAAAGCATGAGCAAGAACCCAATCTTCGACACCGTGGCAGCGGAGTACCCCGGCATCCACCGGGCATCCTTCCTGTTCCCCGAGCCGGCACCGGAGCCCTTCATCACCTTCATCCGTGAGCGAGGCGCCTGGGAAAACGTCAAGGGCATTGCCCTCGGCGCCCTCTCGATCCTCACCCCTTCTCGCGCACCGCACCTGTGGCCATGACCGAGACACGCATCGAAATCACCGGCAACATCGTTGTCCACCACCCCGTCAAGAAGCCCGAGCCTAAGAAGACCATCGACCAGATGCCTGCACGGCTCCACGAACCCTACCTCGCAGCATGAGCGCCATCTTCGAGCGGGCCTCCCAGCAGTGGGCAGCAATGCACTCCGAGTTCGAGCGCTACGTCGAGGCCTCTTACAACAAGGCCCTCGAAGCCACCGGAGGTGTGCTCGTGAACGCCGAGGGCAGGGCCAAGCACATCGACGGCTATGACCTGTTCACCGGCCCCGCCATCCGGGCCTACCGCTACGCCAGCGAGGAGCTGCAGGAATACTGGGCCGCGCACCCGCGCCTCAGCATGAACGACTTCGAGACCCAGTGGGTCGAAGGAACCCTGGAGGAGGCGGCATAGTGGCAAGCACCATGACCCCCGAGAGGCTGGCCCTCGCGCAGCAGTGCCTCGCAGATGGCTGGTCCCAAATCGAAATTTACCGAACTCACAAGATTCACCCCAAGACCCTGCGCAAGCACTTCCCTGGCTGCGGCTGGACCGTCAAGGAGGGAGCCAAGCTGGGCTACCAGATCATGAAAGCAGGCAAGCCGTGAGTCTCCTCCCACCGATGGTTCCACGGCCCGAGCAGGAGGCAGCCATCCAGGACATCCTGCGGGACAAGAGCCACATCTGCCGGGGCGAGGTGGGCTCCGGCAAGACCCTCGTGGGCGTCGAGGCAGTGCTGCGCTCCCGGGCCGAGTTCGTGCTGGCGGTGGTCCCCATCAACACCTTCGGCGGCTGGAAGAAGACCTTCCTCCGGCAGTCGCGCGGCGCCGTGTCGCCGCTGGTGATCGACTCCACCAAGCAGGGCAAGCTCAACTTCGAGGCGCTGGCCTCCCGCACCCCGGGCGTCTACCTGATCGGCTGGGAGCGCTTCAGGATGTTCGACTGGTCCAACATGCCGCTGCAGTTCGTCATCACCGATGAGGTCCACCGGCAGCAGAACCGCAGGGCCGGCACGCACGCCTCGGTCATGACCACCGTGAAGGCCGCGTACAAGCTGGCTCTGTCCGCCACCCCGTGGGGCAATCACATCCAGGGCGCGTGGGCCACCGTCCGCTGGCTCTGGCACAACAACAATGAAGTCAGCGGGAAGAACGACTCCTTCTGGAACTGGGTCACCGCCTACATGACCTCCAGCCTGGACAAGCACTCCGGCAAGAAGGTCGATGGCGAACGGGTGCCGGGCTCGGTCTGGGCCTCGCTGCCGTCCAAGTCGTACTTCCCCTCCCCGTTCCAGGATGAGCCCATCATCCACGAAATCGAGTGCGAGCTGACCCCGTACCAGCGCAAGGTCTATGACCGCTTCGAGCAGGAGGCCATCGTGTGGCTCGGGGACAACCCGCTCGTGGCCGAGGTTCCCGCCGTCGAGCGGGTCCGGCTCCGCGAGATTGCGCTGGCCGTGCCCTCCATCAGGCAGGAATGGCAGCGCATCCCGGACAAGGAGCTGGCCAAAGAGACCTTCAACTGGGACCGCTGGGAGATGGAGGAGCGAGAGAACGGCTGGTACGCCTTCAAAGACATCGTGTACTTCGAGGAGACCGCCAAGTCAGCGAAGGCGGACCACATCATCGAGGTGCTGAATGACCTCTACGCCGAGAAGCCCGAGCCTGTCCTGATCTTCACACACAGCCGGAAGTTCGCCACGATGCTGACCCTGCGGCTGCAGGCCAAGGGATTCCGGGCGCGGCAGTTTGTCGGCGGGATGCCCAAGGATGAGCGCGAGTGGAAGCTGGAGAACTTCGGCACCGAGTTCGACATCATGGTCTCTACTATCGCCACCGTGGGCGAGGGAACAGACGGCCTCCAGATCGTGTGCCGGATCGAGTTTTGGGTGTCCCTGGAGGACAACCGGCTGCTCAACACGCAGGCCAAGGGCCGGCTCTCGCGGCCCGGGCAAACGCGCCCGGTCCAGCGCTACCTGTTCCTCGCCCCCAACACCATCGAGACCAAGCAGCTGGGCAAGCTCGAAGCCGACCAGGCACAGCTGGACGCAAGTTTCAATCCCATCGGCACCGAACTAGGAGAAGCGGCATGAGCAAGCAGACAACGGCGTCTGAGCGCTGGGAGGCCAACAACTACCGGGTGCGCAAGGCTAAGATCGAGCGACTGCTTCAAGACGCCAAGGATTACAGCTTCCCGGCAGGGCAGGCGCAGGCCGGCATCCAGCTGGGCACCGTGGAGGTTCCCTGGCTGCTGGAGTACATCGAGGAACTGAAGGAACAGATCAATGGCAGCGGCCAAAACCCCGCACAAGAACTGGCTGCTTAGCCACAACCCCATGGCCCGCCCGCTCGGCTGCAACGGGCGGTACGGGCCATCGGGGCGACTGGCGCACAGTCGGGCCGGCGAGGAGCCCTGCGCGCTCTGCAAGGAATCCCACAACCACTACCGCCGCGAGGCCAAGCGCGGGAACCCCGGCACGGGCCGGCGGCTGAAGCCCTGCGGCACCAACGCAGCTGCCAAGCGCCACCGCAGGAACAAGGAGCCCCTGGACCTCGCCTGCAGGGTGGCCGAGGCTGCATACGCAGATTCTCGAAAAAAGTCTTGACACCTGCAGGCGAGGGTCTATAGGTTGGTCATGTAGCAGTTCACAGATAAACACCACACACCGAGCAAGGAGCACATCATGTCCCTCACCCTCAACACCGGCACCGGCCCCGCCTACACCTTCGATAAGAAGTCCGGCGAGGTGACGATGCCCGATGGCAAGACGTTCAACCCGATCCTCAACCAGAACGTGGACAACCTCTCGCTGGACGAGCTGCGCATCTACAACCTGGAGCGGGGCATCTCCGGCCACGATGACGGGGACGCCGTGCTGGAGCGGCTGGCCGAAGAAGCCCTGGAGGCCGACATCGCCGCCAAGGATGCCGTTGCCAAGCAGACCTCCACCAAAGCGGCCCTGAAGAAGGCGCTCGAAGACGCCGGCAAGCTGGACAGCGACACCAAGGCCGTGGGTGTGGTCCGCACCATCATCAAGCGGGTCCGCCGCTTCGACGCCAAGCTGGCCGAGGAGCTGCTGACCCCGGAGGAAGTGGCCAAGTACAGCGCCATCTCCTCCGCGCTGGTCAAGGCCAACGTCGCCCCCACCGTCTACGAGATGATGCAGGCCGACCAGGGCTTCTCCCTGGAGCTGAAGGTGGACTCCGGCAAGTAGTCTGCCGCCCGCTTACTCAGTACCTACTTTTTATCCACACCCCAGTAAATCAGGAGCACACCATGACCATTTCCCCCGACAAGGCTTGGGCCATCTTCAAGGCCGACAAGCTGGGCCAGTCCGAGGCGAAGACCGTAATCGAGGGCTTCAGCAAAGAGGAGCAGGAGGAGTACCTTGGCCACGTCGAGGGCTTCGAGATGAAGCTGGCCCAGATCGGGGTCGAGGCCCAGAACGAGGCAGCCACCATCGCGGAGGACAACCCCGAGGTTGTGGCCGAGGTCAACGCCCTGGAGCCCTACGACTGGACCGCCGACCACTACGTCAAGGTGGTGTCGCTGTTCAAGGGCACCAAGTTCGAGAAGCTGCACCTCTCCTCGGCCTTCCGCATCGCCAACGGCGAACTGCTCCTGGCCATGGTGAAGCCGTGACCGCCGCGCAGGACACCTTCTGGCTGACCCACTACACCTACAACACCATCAACCCGCTGGTGGAGAAGGCCAAGGCAATCGAGCCCAGCATCCAGCTCGGCATCCAGGCAGTCTTCGGGCACCCCGAGGCAGCCCACTGCAATCAGCACCGGATCGAGGTCATGCTGCACTGGAAGCGTGAGGGGATGCTGGCCTACTCACCGTGGCTCACATCGAAGGCTGACGTGGACAGGTGGGCCGCGACGGTACAGGCCAAGATCGACAAGCTCCAGCCCCTGGAAGTCGGCATCCCGGCATGAGCAAGGCCAAGGCGTTCCTCCAGAAGATCGCAGATGAGCCGCCGGACTGTGTTCTGGTAGGCGACCCCGAGCTTTTCTTCCCCATCGGCTGGGGGGATGAGCACCAGTTCCAGATCAGGCAAGCCAAGGCTGTGTGCCGGAAGTGCCCGCTCATTGCGCACTGCATGGACTTCGCCTTGGAAACCAATGACCAGCACGCCATCCTCGCCGGCACCACGCCGGCAGAGCGCGAGCTGATCCGCCAGCGACTGAATGACCCCTACACCAACACACCAGGATTGAGGCCGGCAGCATGACCGCGACAGCACTGGAGACCTTCACCGAGGAGCAGGTCACCGCAGCCTTCACCGAGGGTTTCACCCGCCAGTCCGAGCGCGACAAGCAGGTCAAGATCGGGCCATCGGAAATCGGCGGCTGCGCCTACTGCGTCGGCTACACCATGGCAGCCAAGCTCGTGGACATGCCCAGCCGGGACGGTGGCTTCGGCTACGCGGCCTGGATCGGGACCATGGCCCACTACTGGCTCGAACAGAATCTGGTGCTCCGGCACCCGTTCACCGGAGAGCCGCTGGAGACCCTGCGCGAGCACAAGGTCCACACCATCAACATCCCCAACTACGGCAACATCAACGGCAACCTGGACATCTTCACCCTGCTGTTTGGGGAGACGGGGGACTACAAATTCCCCGGCAAGTGGAGCTACGACAAGCTCACGCTCGCGCTGGCCAAGCGGCGGAAGTTCCTCATGCAGGGCAACCTGGAGGAAGCCGCCAAGTGGGGGCCGAGCACACAGTACCGCTACCAGCAGCAGCTCTACGCCCACGGCCTCATCAAGCAGGGCTACCACGTCGAGCGGTGCCGCATCATCTTCCTCCCCCGCCACAGCAACGACATCCGAGATGTCATCCACTGGGTGGAGCCCTACCAGCCGGAGCTCGTGGAGCGGGCACTGGCCCGCACCTCGATGATCTGGGAGTACGTTCAGGCCGGCCAGCTTGATGAACTGCCCAGCGACACCGATGAGAAGGGCAACATCGAGTGCTACACCTGCTCCACGGTTGGCCGTGGAGACCTCACCGCTTACAACGAACACCTCAACTAAGGAGACCCCATGAGTACCGCAACTGACGACGCGCTCGACCAGATCGAGTCCGAGGAAATGGCCGCAGCTGAGCTGGCAGCCCTCGCTGAAGCCGCCGAGGCAAAGGAGGCCAAGGCCCCCAAGCGGGCCATCAAGAAGGTGAAGGAGGCCCACAAGGCAGCCGCCTCCAATCTGTTCGACCTCGGCAGCATCGGCATCAAGGTCGAGCGGCCCCGCCCGATGTCCGAGAAGTTCAGCGCCGTGATCTACGGCAAGAAGGGCGTCGGCAAGTCCACCCTCGCGGCCTCGGCAGCCAAGGTTCCCGAGCTGGCCCCGGTCCTGTTCCTGGCGGTCGAAGACGGCTCCAGTGTCCTCGACAAGGAGTACAGCGATGACCCCAACCTCGACGTGGTGTACGTCGAGGACTGGAACACCGGAGCCGCCGTGATCGGCGCCGTGGCCGACAACCCCACCAGGTACAAGACCATCATCGTGGACACGCTCTCCGAGCTGCAGGAACACATGAAGGAGCACACCAACGAGGTGGGCTACGGGCTCTGGGCCTTCATCGCGGACAACTCGATCACCACGGTCAAGATGCTGCACCGCTCCAAGTACGTCAACGTCATCTTCACCACCCACGCCGAGAAGCTGAAGGATGAGGACTCCGGCAAGGTGCTCATGAGCCCGTTCTTCCTCGGCAAGAAGACCATCGAGGAGGCCCTGAAGCCCATCGACCTGGTGCTCTACCTCGCCGTGGGCAAGGACGAATCCGGCCAGCCGGTCCACGTCCTGCAGACCAAGGGAGACGGCAAGATCGACGCCTCCGACCGTTCCGGCGAGCTGCCCTTCCAGATGGGAGACCCGACATTCGCTGACATTTACCCCTATCTCGCACGCTCGGAGCAGTGATAAGCTGTTCCGTATCGCTTACTAGTCTCGTAAGCAGCCAACAAAAAACAGTAATCAAGCAACCATCACTTCCAGTAAGGAAAACCACACCATGGCACGACTCAGCCTCAACGTAGACCAGGAAACCCTCGACGGCGCCGGACGCCAGTTCGAGCCGGTTCCCGCAGGCCCCTACACCGTCACCGTCTTCTCCATCACGGAAGACACCGTGAAGAACGGCGACAACGCCGGCAAGCCCCGTCTGAAGTTCCAGTTCCGCATCGCTGACGGCGAGACGGCCCCGGACGGCAGCAAGCAGGGCAACCGCCGGCTGTTCGCAGACGTGAACGCCTTCGAGGGCAAGAGCCAGAAGACCGGCGAGCCCACCCCGCCGTATGACCTGCTCGCCATCGCCAAGGCCCTCGGCGTCAGCGCCGAGGAGCTGGCCGACATCGACACCGATGATTGGCTGGGCGAGGAACTGCAGGTCACCGTTGGCCACAAGAAGAAGCAGGTCCAGAACGCCGAGACCAAGAAGTGGGAGGACGCGGTTCCGGTCGAGTTCAAGGAAGTCATTCGGGGCTACCGCTCCCTGGCCTCCGTGAACACCTCGGTTGCCGCTTCTGCCGCCGTGGCCGGCAAGGCACCGTCCGCCGTCGCCGGCAAGGCCAAGGCAGCCGGAAGCAAGTTCAAGCTCTAAGCAGTACCGCCATCCTGTAGGTCGGCTACACAGCCCGTTCGAGTCGGGCGCTGGCACTTAGCAACACAAACTGGCCCCTCTTTCGGGAGGGGCTTTTTCACCGAAGGAGCCGTGGAAATGCGTTACACAAACGGGGGCACCGTATGAGCGTGCAGGAACAGTACGTTGACTTCCTCTGGGAAGGCTTGCAGGGCCGGGCAGTCATCGCCCGCCTGGACGGCAATGGGGCTCCCTCCCAGCAGCGGTTCTTTAGCTGGCCGGAGCAGCGCGAGCAGCTGCTGAAGCTGACCGGCAAGCTTGCCGGCGAGGATACCTACACCTCACCCTGCCTGTTCAAAGGCACCGCAGGCGCGCGCAAGAGCCTCGCCCGGGCCATC